CGACAAGCCCGTCAGGACTAGCGTGGCTGCCTGTAATAGTCGGGTGCTTGTATAGACCGGCTTCGATCACGAAGTCGCCTGTATCGGCTTCATATGCCCGCCTAGCGCCATCTTCGTTGTCTATGCCCCACTGCATAGGGCCGGACTTAAATCCGTCCTCCTGCACCCCTGTGAGCCGTTCAATGACCATCTTGGCGACAAGGTTGGCGCTTGTGGCGGCGGGTGTCTTGTTGTCCTTTAGGGTAGCCACCGCATCAGCGATCTGACTTGCCCCTAGTGAGCCGCAACGTGCTGCAAACCATTCGGGGCTTCGTTGTTCGATGTTCTCGGTCATAAGTTAGCCGCCTTTTTTTCGAGAACCGCTAGCGCCGCCTTGTAGTCGTTTGGCTTCAGGTCTCGCAGCGACTTGATCTTATAGTGCTTGCAGAGCGCAGAAGCGTCCGTGCCTGTTGTGTCCATCAAGGATTGCAGGGCGTTGAATTGCTCATCGGTCATACCGCGAGGTTCCGGCGCATCGCGGCCTGTGGTGGCCTCAAGTGCGTCATGCTCGACAATGCAAAGCGCCTGCGTCCAGAGGTAGCGGGTGCTGTAAGTTTCACACGCACCAATGTTCTGGATTTCGTGGCAACCCTTGAGGCTGGCGCTACCCATCGGGCTGTTAAGAATGATCTGCGAACCGTCTTCGATGTCCACAATATGCATCGTCGCATATGCGTCCGAAAAGCTGATGTAGGGGCAAAGCCCAAAGTCATCAAAAATCTGTAGGGCGGGAATAAGGAAGTCGCCAAGCTCAAAATAACGATAACCGGCAAAGGTGTTTTGACCGGACTTCTTGAGCGGCATACCATGGAAGGCAATCCGCGCTTTGTTGAGTTTTGCGTGAACAGGCATTCTTATGATCTCCTAATATGCAGGGAAAAGGTCGCGCAGTTTAATCTTTTGGCTGCGCTGCCAATTAGAGCGGCGCATCGCATTACCGATTTCGTGCGCCAACATTTCGTGGTTGTCGGGGTGGCATTGCCCGTGCCGAATCGCCGCCTCAGCGGTATCGCAGGGAATGCAGAATTGGCTTTCGTCTAGCGTATGTCCGCAAATCGTGCAGTCAGTCATATTGCGTCTCCTTCCGCATTTTGAATAAGCGCGCTTTACATTAGTGTAAAGCCCTTTTAATGGGGTGACGGCAGAAAAATGGAGAAAACCTAAATGTCACTTGCAAATGAAGCTGTACAAGACCTGTTTGCAGACATCAGCAGGGTTGGCATTACGTTTTCAAAGCTGGCGCGTCGGGCTGGAGTAACCCGTGCCACCTTGAACAATTGGCGCAGCAAGCGCACACTGCCGACTCTTGAAAAGTATCTTGAGGTAAGGCGGGCGCTTGATGAACAAATGGAACAAATACGGCGCTAAGAAAACCAACTGCGCCCAAGGCCACACTCATGGATCGAAGAAAGAGGCTATGCGCTGCGACCAGCTATCCGAAATGCAACGAACCGGAAAGATCAGCGACCTGCAACAGCAGCCGCAATTCTGGTTCGCCATTGATGGTAGACCGCTGAAACACGCGAACGGTCACAGGGTTGGCTATAAATCTGATTTTCAATATTGCGAGAATGGTCGGCTAGTGGTCGAAGAGGTAAAGGGTTACACGGTACGGGACTGGCCTTTGCGGCGAGCCGTATTCGTGGCCCTTTACCCCGATATTGTATTTAGGGAGGTATAAATGAGCCTAAATGTTTGCCTTGAATGCGGGCAGCACGTTTTCGCAACGCAGCACAGTTTAATCAGGAGCATCATTTACCGGATAGCGGAGGGCTATGGCTTGTCCTACGATTCCCTGACCGGGCCGTCTCGTCGGCGGCATGTTAACCTTGCGCGCAATCACGCTTATGCGGCGCTAATTGATTGCGGGTTTACCTCGTCTGAGATCGGTCGATATATGCGCCGCGACCATAGCACTGTGATTAATGGTGCGGGCAACCATAACGAACGCATTTCTGAGGTAAGAAAAAGGGCCGAGGATCAACTGCTGATAGTCGATCTACTCGGCCCCTGCGCGAGAGGAGGAGGAAACGCGCAACCGGATTATACGGAAGCCTTCGCCTAATGGCAAGCGGGGCTTTTAAACGGGCCTGAGATGGTATAATCAATGGGGGCTAGGGAGCGTTAGCCGCGCTCAACCTAGCCCAACAACGCCTGAAAGGGAGGCACTGCATGAACATTATAACACGCCACAAAACCTTAGTGCAAGGGGGCTAGTTATGCACTATTTCCAATTTAACATTGGCGATTACGCCAGCCACACGCGCCACCTCTCACTGTTAGAGGACTTGGCGTACCGACGGATGCTTGACAGCTATTATCTGAGAGAGGAACCGCTGCCAGAAAGCGCGCCCGAAGTTGCTCGCGTGATTGGTATGCGTGATCATATTTCTGAGGTCGAACAGGTTCTTTCCGATTTCTTCATTCTTGGCGATGGCGGTTGGCAGCACTCCCGCGCAGATAGCGAAATTGCACATTTCCGTAATAAATCAATGAAGGCATCTAACGCTGGCAAGGCATCTGCTAAACGTCGGTTTAACGAACGCTCAACGGACGTTCAACCAACCAATAACCATAAACCAATAACCATTAACCAAGAACCAATTACCCCCCAAAGCCCCCCAAGGGGGGTGAGTAAGCCGGAGGATGTTTCTGATGATGTCTGGCGGGACTTCAAAAAGCATCGCGCCAAGCACGGGGGGATTACTGATCGCGTTGTGGCAGGTTTCCGGCGTGAGGCTGACAAGGCAGGCTGGACGCTAGATCAGGCGATGGATGAGTGCATCACGCAGGGCTGGCGAGGCTTCAAAGCGGAATATGTAAAGGACAAGATTTATGAGAAACGATTTAGCAGCAACAGCAACACATACCGCCTTGCCAGTCAAAAGCTCGGCCTTGACCCGGATGGGTGAATTGAACCGCGCCCTAGCACTTGTCCGAGCCATTGGCATGACGGATGAGATGGCTAGTGATTGGCTAGCTGCTGCGCTGGGTGAATGCCTGCACCTGACGGATGGACAGTTTAAGCGTGGCTGTGCGGCGGCTAGGCGCGAAAGCACCCACCATGCGCAGATCATTCCGGCGATTATAAAATCTGCGGGGGAATCGGTTGACACCTCTGATCGATATTTGGCTGATTGGGATAAATCGTTATTAGACTATCAGCGCGGTTATCCGGCTATCACCAACCGACGTAGTGCAGCCATTGGCAGCAGAATTGCGGGCTACATTGAGAACATTAAAATCAAGGAGGAGTTTTAGGATGATCTACGCACCATCACAGCCGCCTAATTGTGTATGCGGGGCGGCGTGGTATACTGACAGGCATGACAACAACAGCAGACTTGATCAATCGCATACACAGTCTTGAAAAGCTATTGCAGCTTGAACTGGCTTCAGCCGATCTAATGGATTGCTTGCTGCAAGAATGGGCGACCAACATGCGGGGGATGGCGCGGCACAACATTGCGCTTGAGCAAGTGCTTTGGGAAATCGTGAACTTTTGTGATGTGACAGGCGTTACGCTGGGTGACATAGGGCTAAAGGCGGAAGCTATTATCGCCTGCAAGGGCATGGACGATGCCAGCAAATAAAGGCCGCAAGCCACCGCACGATCTAATCGACCTAAAGCTGCGCTGCGGCAAGATTGTTCGCGACACCGAAAGCCGACTGTGGCGGTGGAAGCCTTGGCCTGATGGTGAAAGCGGTGGCGATGTGGAAAGCTGGCAGCGGGCCAGGGCGTTACAGGCATGGAAAAAACAACAAAATGCAGAATAAGTGATAAAGGCGCTTTACAGGTGTGCGGTGCTTAGGTAGCAGGGGGCATCCGCAGTCCGAAACGAAAATTATCGCTTTAGGATTAGAGCGCCTGGTGTTATACGGCTGATGTCCGGTTTTTTCATGAAGCTTGGATTTGGGGGCACTTGGCGTTGCAGCGCCGCCCCCATTTTTTCTTTTATCAAAGAGCAGCTGAATTACCTTTTCTGATATGTGGGAAGGCTTGCTGCCCATGCATCGGCATCAGCACGTGAAATTCGTGTTGCGCTGCCAAGCTTTCGCGGGTTCAATTTTCCCGTATTAGCGAGCCTGTAAAAAGTAGCGTGCGAACATCGATAATATTCGCAAAACTCTTTTGGTGTGAACCATTCTTGAAATTTCGTTTCTACAGACTTCATAACCTTATTCCTTTTCATTCATGCCAGAAATGATGTTTACCACGTGTCTCTGGTAACGCCGTGATGCGTCCCAAGGTAAGTATCGACGAGGGCGTAGTCAATGCCGCCTGTGAAATTAACTGTAAATAGTAGTGATAAGAAAATTTCTAGTAGGGCTACTGGACCGCTTATGCACGGGACAAACTTTTATTTGTAAAGCCTGTTTTTCATTGAGCGCCCATTCTATGATTCACGCCGATGTATCGATGTAACGTTGTCAGACCGCACACCATCGCAATAATTCGCCCATGCAGCCATCAAGACCCGCCCTTTTGAGGAGACACGCAATGCTTATATTTTTCGCCTTCTTGGCATTTTGCCTTTGGACAGCTTATAAGGCAGATCAAGCTTTCATAAGCGACTGGAGCGATAAAGAGTGAGGCCTATGGACAACTCGCAGATCAGAAACATCGTGGCAGACGAAATCGCCAAGACACATGGCAACCTTGAGTTCATCCGGCAGGTGCGGGATGGCGAGCAAGACGACGGCCCTTGGATGAGATCAGCTTACGCTGTGCGCGATTGGGTGATGGCTGAATTGACGCAGCCGCAGCAGCTAGAGGTTATAGATGAATAGGCATGACCGACAGCATCCTCCAATTCCAATCTGGACGCGAAGCTGCCATAAACGGTGACAACCGCGATATACGGAAGCACAAGGATTGGCTTGAGGGATTTGATCAGGTGAAAGCTAGGTGAAAGGTAGAATAAGTGATAAAGGGGCTTTGCAAGTTCGATTGAGGATTTGTGTTGAAGGCGCGGGCCATTGGCCACCGTTGACGCGGGCCTAAATCAGGTTTAGGATTGCGCGTGCCCAAATTTCCCGCATATAAAACGGTTTCGACCGATTCGCTCGTTCCTTACGCGCGCAACAGTCGCACCCATAGCCCGGCGCAGGTGGACAAAATCGCCGCCAGTATCCGCGAGTTCGGGTTTCTCAATCCGATCATCACGGACGGCGCAAGCGGCATTGTGGCAGGTCATGGCCGCGTTCTGGCAGCGCAAAAGCTTGGGTTGGATACGCTGCCAACGATTGACGCGGCGCACCTTAGCGAGGCGCAGCGGCGGGCGTATGTGCTGGCGGATAACCGGCTGGCGTTGGCCGCGGGCTGGGATAACGACCTACTCAAGATTGAGTTGCAGGACTTGGACGCCGAGGGCTTTGATCTGGCGTTGACGGGGTTTAACCTGGACGAGATGACCGTTCTGTTCGATAACCCTGCGTTTGCGCCTGGCACCGAGGATGACCAAGGCAGGCTCGACCAACTTTCGCCAAAGATGGTAACTTGCCCGCATTGTGCAGCCGAATGGGATTTGCGTGAACATGGCCAAGGCTGACCTGCGCATAGACTGGGCCACGCACGCAGCGGCGAAGTATGCTTGTGAGAATTGGCATTATAGCCAATGCGTTCCTGCTGGAAAGCTCGTCAAAATTGGAGTCTGGGAGGGCAATGAGTTTGCTGGCGTAGTGATATTTGGGCGAGGGACTTGCAATCACTTGGCGCATAAATATGGGGCCGACAATATAACTGCGTGTGAGCTAGTAAGGGTTGCTTTACGGAGCCACACCACGCCCGTATCAAGAATTGTCGCAATCGCCCTAAAGATGCTAAAAAGGTCGTTTCAAAGCCTAAAGATAGTCATCAGCTTTGCGTCTCAAGACGAAGGGCATCATGGCGGAATATATCAAGCTGGAAACTGGATATATAGCGGCCTGACTGGAAAAAAGGATGAGTTTTTGTTTCGCGGCAAGAGAACAACAGATCGGGTAGTTAGTCAGTTTGTAAAAGATACCAAGACTCCACGTAGGCACCTAGAAAAAAGTGGCGTTCTAAAGAGGTTGCCAACGCAGCAAAAGCACCGCTACCTAATGCCGCTCGACGCCGAAATGCGCGAGCGCATCATTCCGTTATCGAAACCATATCCCAAGCGTGCGAAAGATCAGGAACCAGCGCTCCCCGCTGGTCTGGGCGGTGAGACTCCGACCCGCACGCTCCAAACATTCGGGGCCGCCCCATGAGCCGCAAGCCCCACGAGCCTACCGACGCGCTGCGCCAAACCGTGCAACTGCACACAACCGTCGGCACCACGCAGGAAACCATTGCGCAGATCATTGGCATTGATGCCAAGACGCTACGCCTGCACTACCGCGAGGAACTGGACGTATCCCGCGCCAAGGCCAACGCGACAATTGGCGGGGCGTTGTTCAATAAGGCCAAGGGCGGCGATACCGCTGCGATGTTATTCTGGATGAAAACGCAGGCGGGGTGGCGTGAGACAAGCGGGCTGCAAATCACCACCGACAGGCCTATCGCGATCAGCT